AGATTGAAGCGGAGATGAACAAGCCCACTTCTACGCCGATTCAGAACAAGCCGAACGCCTCCATTCACGGCGATACCAAAACAGGGATTGCATCTGATGCATACCGTACTGCTTTCTGGAACAGCATTCGCAACCGCAATTTTTACGATGTCCGAAACGACCTGCAGGTTGGTACAGATACTGAGGGCGGCTATCTTGTGCCGGATGAATTTGAACGGAAACTGGTGGAAGCCCTGACCGAAGAAAATATTTTCCGGCAGCTGGCAACCGTTATCAAGACTTCCTCTGGTGATCGGAAGATTCCCATCGTTACTTCTAAGGGCGAAGCTGCCTGGATGGATGAGGAGGACGCATATAAGCTGTCGGATGATACCTTTGGACAGGCTTCCCTCGGTGCATACAAGGTCGGTACGGCAATTAAGATCTCTGAGGAACTGCTGAATGATGCTGCTTTTGACCTGCCGTCTTACATTGCAAAGGAATTTGCAAGAAGAATCGGTGCAAAGGAAGAGGAAGCATTCTTCGTTGGTGACGGCAAGGGCAAGCCGACCGGTATCTTCGCTGCAACGGGCGGTGCAGAAAGCGGAGCAACTACCAGTACTGCAAATATCACTTTTGATGATGTTCTGGAACTGTTCTATTCTCTGAGAAGCCCGTATCGTAAGAAAGCTGTATGGGTACTGAACGATTCCACAGTAAAGGCACTTCGTAAGCTGAAGGACAGCACTGGCAATTACATCTGGAATCCATCTGTACAGGCTGGCGTTCCGGATACCATTCTCAATCGTCCGTACTACACTTCCAGTTATGTGCCGGAAATCAAGGCGGGTGCAAAGTGTCTTGCTTTCGGAGATTTCAGCTATTACTGGATCGGCGACCGTCAGGGATGCTCCTTTAAGCGGCTGAACGAGGTATTTGCAATGAATGGTCAGGTTGGATTCCTCGCATCTCAGCGTGTCGATGGCAGACTGATTCTGACCGAAGCTGTAAAGACGCTTGGCATGAAAGTGTAATCAGAGAAAGGGGTTGGAGTGGGTGGTAACTTTACAGGAAGTCAAGCAGTATCTGCGGATTGATTTTGAAGATGATGATACATTGCTTCTCTCCCTTATTTCAACTGCAAAACAGCTGGTAATGGATGTAGGAAGAATGGACGAGGAACGCTTTTCAGAAAACGAAGATGTGGTACGAACAGCAATGCTCTACACGGTTTCTTATCTCTATGAAAACCGCAATACTGCAGACTTTTCCAAGCTGACATTAACGCTTCGTGCCATGCTGTTTGCACAGCGAGAGGATGTGATTTGATGGAAATTGGAACACTGAATCAGAGAATCATCTTTCTGGAGAATCGTGTTGTTACAGATGAAATCGGCAATCACACCGCTGTGTGGGACGAAGTTTTTTCCTGCTGGGCAAAAGTGACTTTGAAAGCTTCTTCGGAGCATACGGACGCTGGTGTGACCAAAGAAACACAGACACTGGAATTCCTCATTCGGCAAAGTCAGCACTGGATGCCGTCTGTAACAGGCAACCGAATCTTGTTTCGGGATGTCACATACAACATCACCAGTGTTACACCGGATTATCTGCACAAGGATTATCTGAAACTTGCTGCAGAAGCCAGAAAGGCAGGGCAAAATGACCAGTATTGACGATCTTGCAGAAGAAATCATGCAGGGCTTGCAGGAATATGCAGACCTTGCAGATACTGCCATGAAAAAGGCTGTCCGGAAAACCGCCACGCAAGTGAAAAACGAGATTTCCGCCAATGCTCCGAAGGACACCGGAAAATATGCAAAAAGCTGGGCAACGAAAAAGACTGGCGAAAACAGTCACTCTTTGGAGATGACAGTACATTCTAAAAACAGATATCAACTGGCACATCTTCTGGAAAAGGGGCATGCCAAGCGTGGCGGTGGTCGGGTATCCGGCAAACCGCACATTGCTCCTGCGGAAGAAAACGGTGTACAGTTGCTGGAGCATTTAATCGAGGAGGCGTTGTCATGACCTACGAACAAATCGCAGAAATGATGGAGGAAATGGGACTGCCTTTCGCCTATCATCATTTTGCCGAAGGCGAGAGTCCTGCACCGCCTTTTCTGCTGTTCTTATCTCCCGGAGAGAATACGTTTTCTGCGGATAATTTGGCATATTTCAGTTGCAAACAGCTGGACATTGAATTGTACACAGACAAAAAGCAGCCGGAATTGGAAGAACAGGTGGAGTCAGTGCTTTCCCAGCACGAGATTTATTATACAAAAACAGAAACATTCATTGATTCGGAAGAATTGTATGAAGTACTCTATGAGATGGAGGTTTGATCTATATGGCAATGGAGAAAAACAAGGTAAAATTCGGTCTGAACAAAGTTCACTATGCAAAAATCACCTCTTATGATGAAGAAGGTGTGCCGACTTTTGCAAAGCCGGTTCGCATTCCCGGTGCAGTGTCGCTGTCTATCGATGCAGAAGGGGAAGCATCCAATTTTTACGCTGACGATGGTGTGTACTATGTCATCAACAACAACTCTGGTTACACTGGAGATCTTGAAATCGCATTGGTTCCGCTTGAATTTGCGACAGACATTCTCGGTGAGAAGCTGGATGAAAAGGGCGTTCTCACGGAAACCAATACCGCAGAAGTATCCCAGTTTGCACTGCTGTTTGAATTCAGTGGCGATAAGAATAAAATTCGGCACTGTCTGTTCTGCTGCTCTGCCTCTCGTCCCGCCACGGAATCCGCAACGATTGAAGACGAAAAGGAAGTTAAAACGGAAACGCTATCTTTGACCGCAACGGCGTTGAACAGTGGCTTGGTAAAAACTAAAACCTGTGAGAAAACGGATGCCGAGGTTTATGAGAATTGGTATAAGGCGGTATATATGCCCAATCTGGCTGCCGCTGTACAGAGTGGTAAGGCATCCGCAGCATCTGTGAAAGCGTAAGGAGAGTGCAGTATGGCAATTCAGAAGAACATCACCATTGATGGCATTGATGTGCCGTTTAAGGCAAGTGCAGCAGTTCCAAGGCTGTATCGTCTGAAATTTCGCAGAGATATTTATCAGGACTTTGCAGCACTGCAAAAGTCTGTGGGAGAAAATACAGAGAAATCTTCCGCACTGGACATTGAAAGCCTTGAGGTATTTGAGAACATCGCCTATATCATGGCAAAACACGCTGCTCCGGAGAATGTTCCTGATAATCCGGACGACTTTCTGGAACAGTTCAACACATTCAGCATCTATGAGATTTTGCCGCAGCTGATCGATCTCTGGGGTTTGAACGTAGAAACGCAGGTCCAGTCTAAAAAAAACATCGCCCGATTGACCGACCGATGACCACACCACTATTTTTGTTGCGGTGCGTTCAGCTTGGTTTGTCAATGGGCGATTTGGATTTTTTGACCATTGGTCTGGTGAATGATATGTTCACCGAACGAGAAAATGACGATTTCAAGTATGATTCTCTGGCAACGCAGGAGGATTTTGATGCGTTTTAACCTATATGATGTGTTTCCACAGCCATTCCTGCAATTGTCGGTCATCCATTTCACCGGCTGCAATTCCGAGAATCATTTGAATCAATTCATCGTCATCATATTCCACTTCAATATGATTCAGAGAAAGAAATACAAGCATTGTATGCGTGCCGATTCTTTTATTTCCATCTACAAACGCATGATTTTTTATCAAACTGTATCCAAGACGAGCTGCTTTTTCTATGATTGTCGGATATAATTCTGCATCATCAAACGTTTGGAAAGGTGCATTCAATGCCGAATCCAGAAGTCCTTCATCACGAATTTCCGCTGAGCCGCCTGATTCCTTCACCAGTTCTTTGTGAAGCAGCATTACCTGCTCCTTTGTGAGTCGTTTCATTTGGCAAGTTCCTCATAAACAGCAGCGTTGCGTTTCATCAGTTTTTTTGAAACAGAAAGCACTTCTTCATCCGATGCCGTTTCCGCTTCTTCTGTGTCTTCAATCATTCTGACTTCATAACGGGGCTTATTATTTTTGAAAATAACGGCCGTTCCATACCGGTCTACGATTCTTGTTACCATGGAAAAATTCTGATTTGCTTCTGTCATAGAAATAATTGTGTTTGTATCTATCATCATACGAACACCTCCTTGCTCTTATTATACCATATTGTTAGGATAAATTCAACCTATTTTTTGAAAAAGGCAGGTGACCCCCATGGCAAACCGCATCAAAGGCATCACCGTAGAAATCGGCGGCGATACCACCAAGCTATCCAAAGCCCTGGAAGGTGTCAATCGGGACATCAAGGGGACACAGACACAGCTGAAAGATGTGCAGAAACTGCTGAAACTTGACCCCACCAACACCGAACTCTTGTCCCAGAAGCACAAGCTGCTGGCAGATGCGGTGTCTGCCACCAAAGAAAAGCTGGAAGTACTGAAAACTGCGGCAGAACAGGCAAACACTGCTCTTGCAAATGGTGAAATTTCACAGCAGCAGTATGATGCCTTACAGCGTGAGATCATCGAAACCGAAAACGAACTGAAACGCCTGACCACAGAAGCAAACAATTCTCACACTGCCCTGGAAAAGATGGGCGTTTTGGGTGAAACGCTGCAGTCCGCCGGGGACAAAATTTCCGGTGTGGGACAAAAGCTGCTGCCAGTCACTGCCGGTGTCACGGCTCTGGGCACCATTGCTGTGAAAACTGGTGCAGACTTTGATGCTGCTATGTCCAAGGTAGCGGCGGTGTCCGGTGCGACCGGTTCAGAGATGGATGCTCTCCGAGAAAAAGCCCGTGAAATGGGCAGCAAAACAAAGTTTTCCGCAAGTGAGGCTGCGGATGCTATGAACTACATGGCAATGGCAGGCTGGAAAACCAACGATATGCTCAGCGGTATCGAAGGTATCATGAATCTTGCTGCTGCTTCCGGCGAGGACTTGGCATCTACTTCAGACATTGTCACGGATGCTTTGACTGCTTTCGGTTTGTCTGCCTCGGACAGCGGACACTTTGCTGATATTCTGGCAGCCGCAAGTTCCAACGCCAATACCAATGTCAGCATGATGGGCGAAACTTTCAAGTATGCCGCTCCGGTGCTGGGTTCTTTGGGATACTCAGCTGAGGACTCTGCCATTGCCATTGGACTGATGGCAAACGCCGGTATCAAATCCTCACAGGCTGGTACAGCACTGCGTTCCGCCATTACCAATCTGGCAAAGCCAACAGATACGGTAGCATCTGCCATGGAGCAGTATGGCATTTCTCTGACGGATAGCTCCGGCAAAATGTATTCTCTGCGGGAACTCATGGAACAACTCCGACAGAAATTAGGCGGTCTTTCTGAGGCAGAACAGGCACAGGCAGCTGCCTCGCTGTTTGGCAAAGAGGCAATGTCCGGTATGCTGGCGATCATCAACGGTTCCCCAGCGGACTTTGAAAAACTGTCCAATGCCATTGATACCTGTTCAGATACAGTAGACGGCTACAATGGCACGACTGAAAAAATGGCGGCTGTCATGCAGGATAACCTTGCCGGACAAGTGACCATCTTGAAGTCCCAGCTGGAAGAGTTGGCGATTTCCTT